ACCCTCGGCAGCCTGTTTGACGGCTCCGGCGGTTTTCCTTTAGGCGGCTTGATCTCCGGCATTACCCCTGTATGGGCATCGGAGATTGAGCCGTTTCCTATCCGGGTGACCACCAAGCGGCTGCCGTTTATGAAGCATTACGGCGATGTCTCCCGGATGGATGGCGGGAAGATTGAGCCGGTGGATATCATCACCTTCGGCTCACCCTGCCAGGACATGAGCATCGCAGGTCGGCGGGAGGGCTTGGACGGCTCCCGCTCCAGTCTTTTCTATGAAGCCGTCCGAATCGCAAAGGAAATGAGGTGCAAAACCAATGGCAGATATCCAAGATACATCGTCTGGGAGAACGTCCCTGGTGCGTTCAGCTCCAACAAGGGCGCGGACTTCCAGTCCGTCCTCGAAGAGGTCTGCTCGGTCAAGGGATACGAAATTCATACTCCTCGACCTGAGAGGTGGCCGACCGCCGGAGAGATCGTGGCAGATGATTTCAGTCTCGCATGGCGGGTATTTGATGCGCAGTACTGGGGAGTTCCCCAGCGCAGAAAACGTATCTACCTTGTCGCAGATTTTGCAGGCGGGAGTGCCGGAAAAATACTATTTGAGTCCGAAGGCGTGTCTGGGTATACTCCGCAGGGCTTCCGTTCGTGGCAAGGAGCTGCCGGAGCTTCTGAAAAAGGCTCTGGAACGGCAGGCTGCGTCTGCCTGAACGACCAGGGTGGAAACCGTATGGATGTAACGGACGGCGTCACCTGCACTCTCCGGGCAGAAGCCCATCATCCACCCTGCGTGATGGAATCGGCGGGCTTTTGCACCGAGCATTCCGCACACAGCCGCTCCATCGGTTACGAGGAGGAAACCTCTCCCACCCTCCGGGCAGGAACAGTCCCTGCAGCAGTCTATGAGAACCATAGCCAGGACACCAGATACACCGGTCCATTGGAGACAGCGCCCACGGTCATGTCCACCTATGGAACGGGCGGCAATAATCAGCCCTTCGTGGTGGAAACGCCAAAGACGCTGAAAATCCGCTCCGGCTGTGAGGGCGGCGGCAAAGGTGCATTAATTCAGGACAACAAGTCCGCTACCCTCGGCTGCAACAATGACCAGACGGTATTTGTGCCGTTTGTGAAGGGCACCCGCCCCCACTCTTCCGATGAAGGGCAGCAGTGGAAAGACGGAACCGTAGCGAACACACTGAACACCCATGATGTGGGCGAAACCAGATGCAATGAGCTGGCTGTTAAGGTTTACGGCATCTGCTCCAAACAGAGCCACGCCATGCAGTCGGACAATCCGCACAGCGGTTTTTATGAAGCGGATACTTCCCGCTGTTTGGACAGGAGCGGCGGCAATCCCTCCTGCAACCAGGGCGGTATGGCCGTAGTGGCTGTGCAGGGCTCCATGATTGGAAGGTCCGACAAGAACGGTCCCCAGGGCAGCGGCGTCAATGAGGATGTGTCCTTCACGCTGGATGCCACCGACCGTCATGCGGTAGCCTACGGAATCGACCGCGCCACATACAATATGGGACGGAATGCCAAGTTCGGTCTTGGAATTGAGGAAGAACTGGAGCCTACGATAGTGGCAAAAGGACCGGGCGCAGTGGCCTACTGCATGACTACAGGTTCCTATACCCAGGCGCTTGAAGAACAGTCACCAACCTTGATGGCAAGAGACTATAAAGACCCGCCTGTGGTGAACGAAACCGAGCCTGACTACATCGTCCGCAGACTGACGCCTACCGAATGTGCCAGACTGCAGGGGTTCCCGGACTGGTGGTGTTCCAATTTAGGGACTGACGAACCGACCGAGGAAGAGATCGAGTTCTGGACAGAGGTATTTGAGACACACCGGAGTGTCATGGGATCTTCCTCCAAGCCGAAGAGCCGCAATCAGATCATCAAGTGGCTGAAAGCTCCTCACTCCGATTCTGCGGAATACAAGATGTGGGGCAACGGCGTGGCGCTGCCTAACGTCTGTTTTGTTCTTTCCGGCATCGTGTACTATGCACAGTTATCCGGCGAATGATCCGGCAGCTATTCTACAGCAAAATGTGCGGAAATCGCTTGCTATTTCAGGGGTTCAGAGCGAATATGTGACTACCAAAAACAAAGGAGGTTTTCGCACATGGAAATCAGATACAATGTGACAGGCGCAAAGCGCAAGGAGCTGGTCAAGGTCATCGCAGATGCCACGGGCGCCAGGGCGGAATACAAATTCATGCCCACCTGCAATTATGAGATCGACTACTTCACGGTCACCAAGGACGGGACGCTCCTGTTTGACGACTGCGCCGACAGCGAGGAGGTCGAGCAGGTACTTGAAGCTATCACCGCCGCAGGCTTTGAATGCGAGGCGCAGGACGGCGAGGAACAGCTCTCCGAGGAAGAATCCGAAGCCGCCGACACTGCGCCACAGAGCGAAACTGTGGGGCTTACAGTGGAGATTCCGCTGGACAAAGCGGCGGTTGGCAACCTCACTAAACTGCTGGATGCCAAAGGTAGCCTGATTAAGAAGGCGCTCGGTGTTAGCGAACTTCCAATTGAGATTCAGGAAGACCGGGTAGCATTTCCCTGGTTTAGAGAGATGCCTGACGCCGATGCGGTCAAAGCCTACACCCATTTCATTTCCGCACTCTGCGAGATGAGCAAAAACGCCAAGCGCGTGACGGTCACGGAGAAAGCGGTGGATAATGAGAAGTACGCCTTCCGCTGCTTTCTCCTGCGCCTGGGCTTCATAGGCAGTGAATACAAAGTCGAACGCAAGATCCTGCTGAAGAACCTCTCCGGTTCTTCGGCATTTAAGAATGGAGGTGCTGACCATGCGGTTTCCGAGTAAGGAAATTGTGGAGCGCATCCGCAGAGAGTATCCTGCAGGCACCCGTGTGGAGCTGCTACAAATGGACGATCCCCAGGCACCGCCAATCGGCACACAGGGCACTGTGATGGGCGTGGATGATATCGGCTCCATCATGGTCGCCTGGGACAACGGCAGCGGCCTTTCCGTGGTGCTTGGAGAGGATCTGTGCCGAAAGGTCAAGAACACATCTGATGGTAGTAAACAGGTGTAAACTACACAATATCTTGCGGTCATCTTTGTGTAGTATATTATCGGAAATGGCCTTGCTATTATCCTCTTTTAGAGCGAATATGTGTACACCGAAAGGGAAAACACACCAAACGAAAACGGAGGATTCACCATGAACGAGAAAACAGCAAGGCAGATCGCAGAGATGAAAGACCAGACCATCGGGGTCGAGGTCGAGATGAACAGCATCACCCGCCAGAAGGCAGCCAAGGTTGCCGCCGACTTCTTCGGTACAGGCAGATTTGAGAATACCGCAGGCCGCAACGGCTACAGCACCTGGAGCGCCTGGGACGCACAGGGGCGCGAGTGGAAATTCCAGAAGGACGTTTCCATCGCAGGGCCGGACGAGCAGAAATGCGAACTGGTCACTCCAATCCTGACCTACCAGGACATCGAAACCCTGCAGGAGCTTTGCAGACAGCTCAGACACGCAGGAGCGAAAAGCGACGCCTCCAGAGGATGCGGAGTTCACATCCATATTGGAGCGCAGGGCCACACACCGCAGAGCCTTCGGAACCTCGCCAACATCATGGCAAGCCACGAAAGCCTGATCGCCGAGGCTTTAAAGCTCGACCGCAGCCGCATGAGCCGCTACTGCCGCACGGTAGACCCCAACTTCCTCGCCAAGGTCAACAGCAGAAAGCCCAAGACGATGGCGCAGCTTGCGGACATCTGGTACACCAGCCACGGCGCGAGCTACGGCAGAAACCAGCACTACAACGACAGCCGCTACCATATGCTCAACCTCCACGCCACCTTCACCAAAGGGACGGTCGAGTTCCGGCTCTTCCAGTTTGATGAGCCGACCGCAGAGCGCCGGGGCGGCATCCACGCAGGACAGCTCAAAAGCTACATTCAGCTTTGCCTGGCGCTGAGCCAGATGGCGAAGGATGTGCGGACGGCAAGCCCCAAACCCCAGCAGAGCGAGAACCCCAAATACGCCATGAGAACCTGGCTCCTCCGCCTGGGCTTCATCGGTGAGGAGTTCGCAACGGCCAGAGATTTCCTGACCCGCAACCTTTCAGGAGATACAGCCTTCCGGCACGGCAGAGCAGCCGCTTGAAGGATTTAGGTTAAATGCCCTGCCTCTGACCGCTTCGGCGGTCTTAGGGTGGTAGAAGGACAAGTAACCTAAGTCCTCCAGGAAAGGATGGATACACATGAAAGAAAAAAGATACTACATCGCCTACGGCAGCAACCTCAATGTCCCGCAGATGCGGATGCGCTGCCCTCACGCCACGATCCTCGGCACGGCTAACCTTAAGGGGTGGGAGCTGCTGTTCAAAGGAAGCAAGACCGGCTCTTACCTTACGATTGAGGAATGTACTGGCGGCACGGTTCCCGTGGTGATCTGGGAGGTGACGGCTGCGGATGAAGCCGCCCTCGACCGCTACGAGGGATTCCCCAACTTCTATTACAAGAAGGACATCAAACTGCAGTACAAGGGCATCCGCACAGGCAAGCGCAGAACGGTGACGGCCTTTGCCTACGTCATGCACGAGGACAGGCCCATCGGCATCCCCACCAACTTTTACATGAGGACCTGCCTGGAGGGATACGACACCTTTTACTTCGACAAGAACATTCTGATCGACGCCTACGATAAATGCAGGGAGGTATGCGGCTATGAAGGATAACATCATAAGGACGGCGGTCTGCCCGCTTTGCGGCAGGACCTACCACGGCGCTCCGGCGCTTTCCAGGGAGGACAACAAGACCCTCATCTGCCCGGACTGCGGCACCAGGCAGGCGCTCCGGTCCATCGGCGTGGACACTGCCGAGCAGGAGCAGATCATCGAGACGATCCACCGCCATATGGAAAGCCGGGAGCGTTGAAAAATTCACAATTTTGCTGTATAATAAAGTAATCTTGGTGGGGACAAATCGGAATTGAGGGGATAAAAATAAATGAAGAGCGGAAGAATTATTGTAATTACTGGCGCACCAGGAACAGGAAAAACCACAACATCAGCTATTGTTGCCAAAGAATCCACTATGGAAAAATCTGTGCATATGCACACGGATGATTTTTACCATTATCTTAGTAAAGGAGCAATCCCCCCACATTTGCCGGAATCTAATGAGCAAAATCTAATTGTGATTGAGGCTTTTTTAGAAGCCGCAAAGCGTTATGTCCGTGGAGGATATGATGTGATTGTAGACGGTATTATCGGTCCGTGGTTTTTAGAGCCGTGGCTAAACATTGTACGAGAGGGATATGAAGTGCATTATATCGTTTTGAGGGCTAATAAGGAAGAAACCATGAAGCGGGCGATTGAACGCTCAAAATTAGATAGAAAAACTAATATTGAGTTAGTAGAAATCATGTGGGAGCAATTTAATAATTTGGGAGCATACGAGAAAAATATTTTAGATACAACACAACTTTCCGTTGAAGATACAGTTTCTGCTATTAAAGAGAAAGTTGCAAATAAAGCGACCTTACTTCTTGAATCGCTTTAAAACTGGTAATACAATTTCCAGTTTGTCAACCTGTATTTTTAAGCATCGGTTAGAAATAGCCGGTGCTATTTTTATGCCATTTTGGAGGTGGTGCCTATGCGAAAACTGAAGAAATACACGCCTACCCGGTTTATGGCGAAGACCTCACACTACGATAAGGACGCTGCCGATTTTGCAGTGATGTTTATCGAGTCTCTCAGCCATACCAAGGGCACCTGGGCAGGCAAGCCCTTTGAGCTGATCGACTGGCAGGAGCAGATCATCCGAGACCTGTTTGGAGTTCTGAAGCCCAACGGCTATCGGCAGTTCAATACGGCGTACATCGAGATACCGAAGAAACAGGGCAAATCGGAGCTTGCCGCCGCTGTGGCGCTCCTGCTCCTGTGCGGGGACGGCGAGGAGCGTGCCGAGGTATATGGCTGCGCCGCTGACCGCAACCAGGCAAAGATCGTCTTTGATGTGGCGGTGGATATGGTGCGGTTCTGCCCGGCGCTCTCAAAGCGCGTAAAGATCCTGGAATCCCAGAAGAAGATTACCTACTTGCCTACCAACTCATCCTATCAGGTACTGTCGGCAGACGTGGCAAACAAGCACGGCTTCAATACACACGGCGTCATTTTCGATGAGCTGCATACCCAGCCCAACCGAAAGCTCTTTGACGTCATGCTCCAAGGCTCCGGGGATGCCAGGATGCAGCCGCTGTATTTCCTGATCACTACGGCGGGCAACGACACCAACTCCATCTGCTATGAGGTGCATCAAAAGGCCATCGACATTGCGGAAGGCAGGAAGGTCGATCCCACCTTCTACTCCGTCATTTATGGCGCTGCCGAGGATGAGGACTGGACAGACCCGGAGGTCTGGAAGAAAGCCAATCCATCTCTCGGCATCACGGTGGGTATCGACAAGGTCAAAGCCGCCTGTGAATCCGCCCAGCAGAATCCCGGCGAGGAGAACGCCTTTCGGCAGCTAAGGCTCAACCAGTGGGTCAAGCAGTCGGTGCGCTGGATGCCAATGGAGAAATGGGACGTTTGTGCGTTTCCTGTTTCTGAGGACGATCTGGAAGGACGCATCTGCTACGGCGGTCTGGACTTATCCTCTACCACGGACATCACAGCCTTTGTGCTGGTGTTTCCTCCATTGGACGAGGATGACAAATACTACGTCCTGCCATACTTCTGGATACCGGAGGAGACTCTTGACCTACGTGTACGCAGAGATCATGTTCCCTATGACCTGTGGGAACGCCAGGGCGTGCTGATGACCACCGAGGGAAATGTGGTCCACTACGGCTACATTGAAAAATTCATTGAGCAGCTGGGTGAACGGTTCAATATTAGAGAGATTGCCTTTGACCGCTGGGGCGCTGTGCAGATGGTGCAGAACCTTGAGGGCATGGGCTTCACGGTAGTCCCCTTCGGGCAGGGCTTTAAGGATATGAGTCCTCCTACCAAAGAACTGATGAAGCTGGTGCTGGAGGAAAAGATCGCCCACGGCGGACACCCGGTGCTGCGGTGGATGATGGACAACATCTACATCCGCACCGACCCGGCAGGCAACATCAAGGCGGACAAGGAAAAATCCACAGAGAAGATCGACGGAGCCATCGCCACCATTATGGGGCTTGATCGTGCGATCCGCTGTGGCAATGATACGGGAGCTTCGGTTTATGACAGCCGGGGCCTTTTGTTTATTTGAGGAAGGACGGTGATCACATATGGGTATCTTTTCAGGGCTTTTCCGTTCCCGGGATAAGCCCCAGAATCGCACCACGGGCAGCGCCTACAGCTTTTTCTTTGGCAATAGCTCGGCGGGCAAGCGTGTCAATGAACGCTCCGCCATGCAGATGACGGCGGTGTATTCCTGCGTCCGTATCCTGGCGGAGGCTGTGGCGGGACTGCCGCTCCACCTCTACCGCTACAAAGAGGATGGCGGCAAGGAAAAGGCCATCGACCACCCGCTGTATCTGCTTCTCCACGATGAGCCGAACCCGGAGATGAGTTCTTTCGTGTTCCGGGAAACGCTCATGACCCACCTATTGCTGTGGGGTAATGCCTACGCCCAGATCATCCGCAACGGTAAAGGTGAGGTCATTGCCCTTTATCCGCTGATGCCGGACAGGATGACGGTAGACCGTGACAGGGACGGCAAACTCTACTACGAATACACGTTCAGCACGGACGATGCGCCCACAGTCAAGGGCACAGTCGTGCGGCTGAAGCCCTCGGACGTGCTGCATATCCCAGGGCTTGGATTTGATGGGCTGGTGGGCTATTCCCCTATCGCTATGGCGAAAAACGCCATCGGCATGGCCATTGCCTGTGAAGAATATGGGGCAAAATTCTTCGCCAATGGTGCTGCTCCTGGTGGGGTGCTGGAGCATCCGGGAACCATCAAAGACCCACAGCGTGTCCGGGAAAGCTGGCAGTCCACCTTCGGCGGCAGCGGCAACGCCAACAAGATCGCTGTCTTAGAGGAAGGTATGAAATATACGCCCATTGGCATCTCCCCGGAACAGGCGCAGTTTTTGGAAACGAGAAAGTTCCAGATCAACGAGATCGCCCGTATTTTCCGAGTACCGCCCCATATGGTTGGCGACCTGGAAAAGTCCAGCTTCTCCAATATTGAGCAGCAGTCGCTGGAGTTCGTGAAATACACGCTGGAGCCCTGGCTGGTGCGCTGGGAGCAGTCCATCCAGCGGACGCTCTTTTCCGCAGAGGAAAAGAAACAGTATTTTACCAAGTTCAATGTGGAAGGTCTGCTCCGAGGGGATTATGCCAGCCGCATGAACGGCTATGCTACGGCAAGGCAGAACGGCTGGATGAGCGCCAACGACATCCGGGAACTGGAGAATATGGACCGCATCCCTGCCGAGGATGGCGGCGATCTTTACCTTATCAACGGCAATATGCTCCCGCTTGGCAACGCCGGAGCTTTTGCAGATACACAACCGAACGATGACGGAAAGGAGGAAAACCCCGATGAAGAAGTTCTGGAAGTGGAAGAACAGGACGGTGACGAATCAGGAGAATCAGACGGAAACAGTGGAGAGAACGCTGTTCCTGAACGGCACCATCGCCGAGGAAAGCTGGTTTGACGACGACATCACGCCACA